GCTTCATTGATTTTAACAATTATCTTTTGCTTAAATATTGTACTGATGTAGTTTGCGGTGTAACTTTTTCCATATTTCTTATTTATATAACTTGCAATGTCTGCGTTTTTGTCTTTTTTCTCTTTTAAGCGTAAAATTTCACGCTGGATGTCAGTTAAATCGGCAATTTGTTCATAGAAATGTAAAGTTTCGAGCAAATTGGCCAAGTTATTTTCAACAATATGGTCAATTTCGACTTGTTCAAGTCTTTCATCGAATTCTTCCTTAAACAAATATAACTGATAAACCGCATCTAGTTCTCTAAAGTCGAAAACTTGCATATTAGGGTTAATTTTTTTCTTTCGCCAGACTAATTCATTTATTAAACGTAGTTGTTCGTCGTCGAGTGCGCCGGGGTCAAACTCGGTATTAAACACCACGTCGCCTACGGCACCTTCTTTTATGCCTAGTGGCAGCACTTGTATATCACAATCAAAAACAAATGAACTATTTTTTGGACTATAGACTGATTGAGTGATGTTAAAGGTTGACCTATAGGAATCTCTAATTGTAAATTGTTCCGTTCTCAATTCCTTTATACGTCCGCGCAACTTCAAATACCCATATTGATTAAGTTTTTGGCTTCGCGCGCTAATACGTTCAACTTCTTCATCAGTAAATCGATTGAGCAGTTCGTCTCTCGGAGGTTTTTCTCTCTTACCAACACGTAATTCATAAAAGTTAATCTCCAACTCAATCTCATCAATCGTCTTCCATAGTTCTTCAAAAGTCTGTTGCAGAAAAACAGGTGCTTCTTTTCTAGCTTCATCCCTGTTGAAAACGTCACGACCTTTCTTCAGGACAACCGCATCGTTCAGCGCATATAGTTGCGCATTACTCAGCGCCGGATTTTCCAAAACCGCATCTAATGATTCTGCCTCATTCGGTTTTGTCCATTTCGTCTCCAATCCCGTGTCCTTTCCAATCGGCACTCCATTCTCATCTTTACCCCATAACAAATAATCTGCAATTGTGGAGGCTTCTTTTGGTGTTAAATCGGGAAACTGTACCACATAGGTACTAATAAAATTGGCTCTATCAATAGCCGATTCTAATTTCCAATCTAGTTTCAATCTATTTCCCATTTACATGTCCTCCCATGTCTTAAGTATATCACACCCGCGCAGTAAAGTCAAATTTCCACGAAGTCGTATACGTCAATCGTGAAAATTTGATAACTTTTTAAATTTTAGTTATAATATAATTAGATAAAAAGTTGAATTTATGAATAAAGGAGTTAATTATGGAATTAATTATCAGATTATTATTATTCGTTATTGCATTTGCAGTCATATTTATCTTCTATGAACTTCACATCATTGACATCAAAGTTAAAATGTTGCAAGAAGAACTAGAAAGCGCACGTCGTGTCTATATGTTTTCGAGCTGGGAGGAGAAGAATAAAGTAAATGAGTGAATCAATAATTTGTACAGCTATGTGTTGTATTACAGTAATAATTGCCACATGGTTGGCTACGAAATAAGGAGAATATAAATGAAAGCACCGCAAATAATTATGATTGCTTTATTAGGCATGGGCTTAGGCATGCACATGGTCAAGAATGGTGAGCCAAGAGAAGGAACTTATTCATTTCCAATACAGTTAGTATCTACACTAATAGAAATTGGTTTATTAGTATGGGGTGGATTTTTTGGATAGAGGTGAATAAATGAAAAGTGGTGGAATTGATTTATTTGAAGAACAAGTATCAACTAATGATAATGTAAATCACCCGGCGCATTATAATACGGGCAAATACGAATCCATCGACGTAATGATCGAAACGCAGGGTGCGGCCGCAGTAAAAGATTTCTGTATCTGCAATGCATTCAAATACATCTATCGCCATCGTTTTAAAAACGGTGTCGAAGATATAAAGAAAGCCATATGGTATCTTAATAAATATGTAGAGTTGGAGGAGTCCAATGAGACCAATTGATGCAGATGTATTAGTAGTCGAATTACAAAAAGATGAGGCTCTTTTTGATAATGAGGCGGTGGTTGCTCGTGAAAATTCAATAAAATATACTGATAATTATGCTAAAATAATGTGGAGCCGCGCGAATGGAATTAGAGACGCGATAGTAGAAGTTTATGATGCACCAACTATTGATGTCAATAGACCGACAGGTGAATGGATAGTAGATATATCTGACTATAAATCCATGTGTTCTGTATGTGGAACAAATGAAACACACTTTATCTATGGCACAGAGATGTGGTATGGATTAGGTAAATCAAATTTCTGTCCTTATTGTGGCGCAGATATGAGAGAAAGAGAGGGTAAGTAAATGAAAGTAGGCGAATTGATAAAGAAATTGAACAAGCGTGATAAAAGTCAAATCGTCTATTACGTTGACAAATATGGCAAACACGAAATAACCGATGTACAACCAATGTTAACCAAAAATGGCTCTGTCACAATCATAATGAATGGTGATGGTGGTAGGTATAACCGCAAGACCGAGCCACAGAGAGATTGTTTTCTCTGCAAATGGTTAGGTGAAGTCAATGTATGCGGAAGATGCAGAAACAGAAATCTGTTTGCCGAAAAGGACGAGCCACAGACAAATTGTAATACTTGCAAATACGATATCAGTGAAGACGATTATGATTTGTATGATATGTGCGAGCCGATGGTTGAAGGTGAGTGCAGATATGAGCCAAAGACCGAGCCATAGATGGAAGGGAGCAAATAAATGACTGAAAAAGAAAAATATCTACTTGAGGAACTGAACTATTCGTTCGCCGACGGTTTTACGCGCGGATACAATCGTGGTTTTTTGGATGGAATAGCGATGGCCGCACAAGTACGAGTAGAGTTGGCGGAACAGCTGAAAAGGGAGGAAAAACTTGATGACTAGAAAACAAAGATTAGAAATGGTGGTAGCTGGAATTATAACTCCAGAGTTGATAGCCGATTGCCAAAGAGAATTGGATAAGCTGAATGAACGTGGCGCGCTGGCAAAAAATGAGTTGACGCCATCGCAAGAGGAGAATGAGCGTGTAGGAAAACAAATTGTTGATTTAATTGAAAGCGCGGGAAGACCATTACAGGTAGAAGAGATTAAAGAGAGAGTCGTGCCAGAGTGGACGAGACAGAGGGTTACGGCTGTATGTACGAATTTGGTGAGAGAGAAACGAATTAAGGCGATAGAAATAAAGGTAAGTGGTAAAGGTAAGAGAAGAGCTTATGAGCATATATAGGCTCTTTTTTATTTTGTAGAATTGAATTTTTAATTTCGTGGAGATAATTTTCCAGGCCCCGCTCACACGGGCATGGGCGTTTCCTCTCCGGCCCAAATCCTACCCCGCCGGTAGGAATTAGTTTGTGAAAAAGTTAACGAGTCGATTTTAGTAACCGGTCCGAATTTTTGTTAAATTTTTCACAACTATTAATTGATGGGTACCTTCCAAAAAACGAACGTCTGTTTGAAATAAATACCCCGGGTTACGCTTTAGTACGCTAAAGTGGGAAACCGATTGTTAATTTTTTCACACGATTGTTTTTTTATGTTTTTTATTAAAAAAGGGTTGCAATCCGGTTTTATATGAGTATAATTAAGATAGATAAAGAAAGGGGAACAAAACAATGGAAAACAAAGTTATGCACAAGACACTCACTGATTTTTACAATAAGACCGCATACACTCACAAATACATTTTCGGTTTCGAAATGAACGGCACAATCTACAGCGTACACGCTGACGGCGAAATGCTGATGAGCCTGACCAAGCTCGACAAAGCAAGCAGGGGCGCAGGTCTGGCACTCAGATTCAAGCCTAACAAGTCAATCAAACTGATGATGATGACAATGGGCGCTAAGGCAATCTGCTCGACAGAGTACTTCAACGAAGTACTGAACAGCGACAAGTACAACAGAGGTGAGGTATTCGAGAAGCTCATCACTGAGCTGAACGGACAGACCTGGGTTAAGGACAATGTACCTTACACAGTAGACGGTGACCTCACAGTTGACGGAGTAGCCTATCAGATCAAGTTCGAAAAGGCAACATTCATCAACGAAGCACAGATAATGAGGATGAGAGCCGAGGCCTAAGCCTCGACTCTCGACCGGACCGATTGTATCGTAAGAAGTACAAGACAGGGGCTTGACAATAAGACATAAGCGTGATATAATGAAGCCATAAAGAAAGGAGATAGAACAATGACAATTAAGGAACTCATCGCAGAACTGAACGAACTTATCGCAGAAGGAGTTGTAAATGAAAATGCGAAAGTGGTAGACGCAGAACTCAATGATATATTTTCAGTAGTAGAATCAATAGACCATGACAATGAAGTTGTGATTTACTTCTAAAGTAAGCCGAAAGGCTTATTTTTTTACACTGCGCCCGGGCGCATTCTTGTACGGATTTTAATACAAAAGAAAATTGAAAAAGATGTTGACAAATTCCTCTACATCGACTATAATTTAGATAGATAAAGAAAGGTGGTAAAAAGATATGACAAAAATGGAAATGGTTAACAGAATGATAGTTCTCGGTATCATCAAAGAGGAAGACCGCAATCATTGGATGAGACACGACAAGGCGTATGTAATGAAGATGTATATCTATATCGTACCACGCAGACTCAAGACACTTGGGAGGGCATAACAATGGCAAACAAGAAAAAGACACAGAAAGTCGGAACAATCAAAGGAATAGATGTGTTGAGACAGACACGTCCAATACAAGACATTCCATTCCGAACAGGTGTTTATATTGATAAACGCAAGAAAAGAGAAAAAATAAATAAAAGAGATATTGACAAATATCTCTAATTATGATATAATAAAAGAAAAAGAAAGGGGATAAATCAATGAGAGTATCCAACACTAATGTATGCCATATCAGATATACAGATGCAGATGAACACATCATCGCACTCGCCGCAGAGGTAATTAATGAAACTCGCGACATAATGCGCGCATGTGAGTGCGATTTGATGTTTAACACTCAAACAGGTGAATGCATTACACTCGACGAGTTCGACAGACTCGCAGGTATCTTCGGCGGTCTCGCAGATATGGACGAGATTTTAAAAGAGTGAACGCGAACACGCGTTCGCTTGGCCCGGGCGCAGAAATCGAACATATGTTCGTTCTTAACGTTCATTTAGGTTCTTGACATTCCTCTACATCAAGCGTATAATATAGACAGATAAAAGAAAGGAGAAAAAATCAATGCTTTGGATAATATTTGCACTTTGGGTTGTATTCGCTATTACTTGTGTAGTTCTTG